CCCAACCTCAATCAGAAAATTCTTCCCAAGAAGANCCCCCTATCAGCGATTTTGACCAAGCGTAAAAAAATTTATAAAAAAAATGGCAACGGAAATTGAGAAGTTTTTGAGAACTATGGCTTTAAAGGAGAAGGCCATAATGAATACTATTTTAGGGAGGCACCATAAACGTTTACGGTGCCACCCAACTAAAGTAGTAAATAGTGAGATGACGCATAAACGAAATGCTCTAACATATGAGCAGTGTGTAGAGGTTAGTATGACAAAAGCGCAGCAAGATGTGTTTTTTTATGTAGATGAGTTTTGGAAGAAGTATGGGTGTGGTCCTACGGTGAGGGAGATCACGGCGTTTAGGAAGAGTAAAAGCTTGGGGAGTACGCATGAGATCATTAACCGGCTGATTAAATTGGGGATATTGAAAAAACAAAAGGGGATGGATAGGAGTGTGAGGCCGGTGTATATCAACTTCAGGACGATTGATGCGCACGAGGAGTTAAAGTGAAAAAGGAAGATATGTGGTTGGTGATACTGGGGGTGATATGGTTTGTGGTGTTGCCGATTGTGTTTGGACCTTGGAGGCATAGATGAGTCAGATTGAACAGTTGTTGTCTCAGCTGCCTAAGAGTGAGCAGGAAAAGTTTTTAAAGCAGATGACGGAGTACAAGGAGGCTAAGACACGGGAGAAGTGTCAGTCAAGTTTCTTGGACTATGTGAAGTTTATGTGGCCGGGGTTTGTGCATGGGCGGCATCATGCGGTGATGGCCAAGAAGTTTGAGGAGGTTGTAGATGGGAACTGTAAGCGTCTTATTATCAATATGGCTCCTCGTCATACTAAGTCTGAGTTTGCTAGTTATTTGTTGCCAAGTTGGTTCTTGGGTAAGTTCCCTGACAAGAAGGTTATCCAGTCTTCAAATACGGCAGACTTGGCTGTGGGCTTTGGTAGGAAGGTGCGGAACTTAGTAGATTCTGAGCAGTATGGGATGGTGTTCCCGGGTGTGAGTTTGGCGTCGGACAGTAAGGCTGCGGGCAAGTGGAATACGAATGCGCAGGGGGAATATATTGCCATTGGTGTAGGCGGAACGATGACGGGTAAGGGTGCGGATTTGATGATCATTGACGATCCTCATTCGGAGCAGGAGGCAAGGTTAGCGCAGAGTGACCCGACGGTATTTGACTCTGTGTTTGAGTGGTATACGTCTGGTCCTCGTCAGCGTTTACAGCCAGGTGGGCGAATGGTGATTGTGATGACCCGCTGGTCGGATAAGGACTTGACGGGAAAGATATTGAGGAACGCCCAAGGTGAGGGGTGGGAGGTTATTGAGTTACCGGCGATCATGCCCAGCGGGAATCCTTTGTGGCCTGAGTTCTGGCCGCTTAAGGAATTGGAAGCGGTTAAGGAAGAGATTGGGATATATAAGTGGAACGCTCAGTACCAACAGCAACCAACGGGTGAAGAGGGAGCGATTATTAAGCGAGAGTCGTGGAAAAGGTGGAAGAATGATATACCGCCTCCTTGTGATTTTATTATCCAGAGTTGGGACACGGCTTTTACGAAAAGCGAGAGGGCTGACTACTCGGCATGTACGACTTGGGGCGTGTTCAGTTTGAATGAAGACCCGACAGATAAGCACATCATTTTGTTAGATGCGTATAGGGACAAGTTGGAATTTCCTGCTCTGAAAAAAGCGGCTTTAGAGGGTTATAAGGAGTGGCAGCCAGATGCGTTTATTGTTGAGGCGAAGGCTGCTGGAGCGCCGTTGATTTTTGAATTGAGGCAGATGGGAATTCCGGTTAGCGAATATACTCCCACGAGGGGGAATGACAAGTTTGTGCGCTTGAACAGTGTTGCCGATTTGTTTAATTCTGGTAAGGTGTGGGCACCTGATAAAAGGTGGGCGGATGATTTGATTGAAGAGATGGCGAGGTTCCCGAATGCGGAGCATGACGACTATGTTGATAGTTCAAGCCAGGCTTTGATTAGATTTAGGCAAGGTGGTTTTTTAAGGCTTCCAAGTGACGAGGAAGAAGAGCCTCAATATTGGAAACGGCGTAAAGCTTACTATTAAGGTCAAAATATGTCAGTAGACAAGGCGTTGTATTCTGGGGTTCCTCAGTTGAATACTGTGGAGCCGGACATTGAAATTGAAGTGGAAAATCCCGAGGCGATGCACATTGGCATTGGTGGTCTTGAGATTGATATGTTTCCTGAGAAAGAAAATGACTTCGATGCCAACTTAGCTGAGCAGATGACTGAGGGTGAGCTTCAGTCTTTGGCTGGTGAGCTGATGGAGTTGGTGGACGGGGATATACATTCACGCCGGGACTGGGCAGAGAACTATGTCAAGGGTCTTGAAGTTTTGGGGATGAAGTATGAAGAAAGAACGGAGCCTTGGAACGGTGCTTGTGGTGTTTTTAGCACGGTGCTTACAGAAGCTGCCATACGCTTCCAGTCGGAGACAATTACTGAAACGTTTCCTGCGGCGGGTCCGGTAAAGACGGAGATCATGGGAGCGGTGGACCGTTTGAAGATTCAAGCGGCTGCCCGAGTTCAGGAGAACATGAACTACACGCTGGTAGAGAAGATGCCAGAGTACCGCTCTGAACATGAGCGCATGTTATTAAACCTTGGTTTAATTGGATCNGCGTTTAAGAAAATTTACGTTGATTTGTCTTTGGGTAGACCAGTCTCTATGTATGTAGGGGCTGAAGACATCATCATGCCTTACGGGGCTAGCAACATTATGAGTTGCGAGCGCGTAACGCACTTGATGAGAAAGACAAAGAACGAAGTATTGAAGCTTCANGTTGAAGGTTTTTACAGGGATGTTGATCTGGGTGAGCCCATTCAAATTCCTACTGACATTGAAAAAAAGAAAGCTGATGAATCAGGATACTCTATTACTGATGATGACAGGTATCAGATATGTGAAATTCACGCTGACCTTGTTATTGACTACGATGAAGACCCGGATGAAATCGCTCGGCCTTATGTAGTCACGATTGAGCGCGGCTCTAATAAAGTTTTAGCTATTCGTCGTAACTGGAAAGAGGACGACAAGAAGAAATTAAAGCGCCAGCACTTTGTACAGTACACATATATCCCCGGCTTTGGTGCTTACGGCTTTGGTCTGATTAACCTGATTGGCGGATATGCCCGTGCAGGTACGATGATCTTGAGACAGCTGGTGGACGCTGGTTCGCTGGCTAACTTACCCGGTGGATTGAAGGCTCGTGGATTGCGAGTTAAGGGAGATGACACTCCAATTGCTCCCGGCGAGTTCAGGGATGTGGACGTTCCAGGCGGATCCATCAAAGACAACATCATGACGCTCCCTTATAAGGAGCCAAGCCAAGTTTTGTCTACCTTGTTGGGTAGTATTACTGACGAAGCAAGGAAATTGGGCGCGATTGCTGACATGAACATCAGCGATATGTCTGCTAATGCTCCAGTTGGCACGACCTTGGCTCTCTTGGAACGTCAGTTAAAGACGATGAGCGCAGTTCAGGCTCGGGTTCACTACTCCATGAAGCAGGAATTCAAGCTTTTGAAGCCCCTGATTCGTGATTTTGCACCCAAGGATTATGAATATGATCCTGAAAATGCTGATAAAAGCGCAAAGCAAAGTGACTTTGACTTGGTTGAAGTCATTCCGGTCAGTGATCCGAACAGCTCAACGATGGCTCAGCGCATCATGCAGTACCAAGCTGCGATGCAGATGGCTCAGCAAGCGCCTCAGATCTACAATTTACCCCAATTACACCGGCAAATGCTGGATGTTTTGGGTATTAAAGACGCCGAGAAGCTCGTTCCTACAGACGACGACCAAAAGCCACGCGATCCTGTGTCCGAGAACATGGCATTCTTAAAAGGAAAGCCAACAAAGGCGTTTATTTACCAAGATCACGATGCGCACATTGCGGTTCANCAGGCAATGATGCAAGACCCGACCATTGCAGCCCAGATTGGGCAAAGTCCTATGGGCCAACAGATGGGNGCAGCCATTATGGCTCACATATCTGAGCATTTGGCGTTCCAATACCGAGCGAAAATTGAAAAGCAGTTGGGAGTTACGCTACCGGCTCCAGATCAAGACTTGCCAGAGGACTTAGAAGTGCAGATTTCTCAGCTTACGGCTCAGGCTGCGCAGCAAGTCTTGCAGATGGGCAAGGCACAAGCGGCTCAGCAGCAAGCACAGCAGCAGGCTCAGGACCCATTGATCCAAATGCAACAGCAGCAGCTGCAAATTCAAGCTCAAGAAGCTGCAACCAAAGCCAAAAAGGTGGACGGAGAGCTACAAATCAAACAAGCAGAACTGCAAATCAAGGCTCAACAAATGCAGCAAAAAGCCGGTCCAAATCCGCAGATTGCAGAGCAAGTTATGTTGGCAGAATCCCAGCAAAAACTGCAAACTATTGCGCAAAAACACCAGCAAGACTTGGCATTTAAACAGCAAGAGCAGAATATGAAGCTGGCTCAAGATGAGCGGTTATCTCATTTAAAAGCTTCTCAAGAAATGCACAAGATGATGCTGGCTGAAAAGGCGGCAGAAAATAAACCCAAAGAAGAAAAGAAGAAAGGTAAATAATGGAACAGAAAATCCTAGAGCATTTACTAAGTAAGCTAAAAAATATTGAAGATCAATATGCCATAGCCTTGGCGGGGAAGAGCGCCAGGGATTATGCGGAGTACTCTGAAATGTGTGGNGTCCTCAAAGGAATATCTCTCTGTAAAGGGGAGATTGACACCATGATGAAGCGTTTTAAAGAGGAAGAAGACGAGTAATCAAAGTGAGCCGGTATGGCGGGGGCGTACCGGTGAGCTATCTTCATAGCCCCCTGCGAGGAAAGTATGGAAAAATTTGATGTCCAAGCTGTGGATTTATCTGGCATTCTGAATCAGAATCCAGAAGAAAAAGCCAAGCAACTGCCTGAGCCTCAGACTTATCATTTACTGACGGTATTACCCGAAGTGGATGAAGAATATGAGAGCGGGTTGATTAAAGCCGGTTCAACGATGAATTACGAAGAGTTACTGACACCAGTATTATTCGTGATCAAACTGGGACCAGACGCTTATAAAGACAAAGCACGATTCCCATCTGGGCCTTCATGCGCAGAAGGTGATTTTGTTATTGTCCGTCCTAATACAGGAACACGGATCAAAATACACGGCAAAGAATTCCGCATCATTAAAGATGATCAAGTGGAAGCCAAGGTACAAGACCCCCGTGGTATTCAACGAGCAGGGAATTAATCATGGTTACAGCATACAAATTTCCAGATGAAAACGAACCTGAAAAGGTTGAAGAAGAGCAGGCTGACATTGAGATTGTGGACGATACTCCTCCGCAAGATCGTGGCCGTAAACCTGCTGATGAGCCGCCAAAAGAGTTCTCTGATGATGAGCTAGAGACTTACAACGATTCAGTAAAGAAGCGGATCAAGCACTTTACTAAGGGTTATCACGATGAACGCCGAGCCAAAGAAGCGGCTTTGCGTGAACGTGAAGAAGCTTTAAAGCTTGCCCAAAACGTCGTTGAAGAGAACAAAAAGCTCAAAGGTTCATTGAGTCAAGGACAGACAGCTCTATTAGAGCAGGCTAAAAAAGTCGTTGAGAATGAACTGCAGACGGCTAAATCCAAATACAAAGCGGCATACGAAATGGGCGATTCTGAGGCACTAGCCGAAGCCCAAAGTGAATTGACCGCAGTAACTATAAAGGCTGAGCGTTTACATAATTTTAAAGCTCCTCCTTTACAAGAAGAAAAATTTGAGGTACAAACTCAAACAACGCAACCACCGCAGCTAGACCGAAAGGCGGAGGCGTGGAAAAGCGAGAATCCTTGGTTCGGAAGTGATCGGCGTATGACTAGTTATGCGCTTGCTATTCACGAGGAACTGACGCAAGATGAGCGAATTAATCCATCTAGCCCAGAGTACTACCGAAGAATTGATTCCGAAATGCGTAATAGGTTCCCTGATCGTTTTGAAGGCAGCTCTGAGGAGGAAGCTTCTTCTCCACCTAAGAGATCAAATGTTGCACCGGCAAGTAGAAGTACAGCGACCAAGAAGATCGTACTTACNGCAAGTCAAGCAAACATTGCAAGGCGTCTTGGTGTCTCATTAGAGGACTATGCACGTCAAGTTGAAAAAACTCGTAAAGGAAACTAATCATGTCAGAACAGAATCGTAAACCTCGTGAAACTGAAACCCGTGCTGTTATGCAGCGACCAGATGCATGGCGTCCGCCAGAGCAACTGCCAATGCCGGATCCCCGTCCAGGATGGGAGCACCGCTATATCCGCATTAGCATGGTAGGGAATGCAGATCCGAAGAATATTTCTATGCGCTTGCGCGAAGGTTATGAGCCTTGCAAAGCCGAGGAATATCCAGAGTTGATGATGCATGAAGTGGATGATGGAAGATTTAAAGGTGGCATTGAAGTCGGCGGACTATTGTTATGCCGGATACCAGAGGAGTTTGTGAANCAGGCGGCAGAATACTACGCCAAGCAAAACACAGCTCAGATGGAGTCGGTTGATAATAGTTTCATGCGCAATAGTGATCCTCGTATGCCTCTGTTTAAAGACAGGCGCTCTGAGGTTACATTCGGCAAATCTTAATTTTTAGGAGTCCTAAATGGCTTATCCAACTGTCTCGGCCCCTTACGGGTTCAAGCCGGTCAATCTGATCGGAGGTCAGGTATTTGCGGGTTCCACTCGTTATTTACCTATCCAGTACAACTACGGAAGTAACTTGTACTATGGCGACATCGTAGCTTTGTCTACTGGTTTTGTGGTTCAGTCTACCATCACCACTAGCAACGGTACTTTGGCAACCCCAACTCAAAACATTGTTGGCATCTTCTTGGGCTGCACTTTTACAGACCCAGTGACCAAACAAAAGCGTTTCAGCCAATACTGGCCTGCAAACACTTTGGCTGGCGATGCTCAAGCAATTGTTGCTGATGATCCTGATCAAGTGTTCAAAGTAGTGGCTTTAGCCTCTGCCGGTACTCTTGCTTCTGGCTCTATGGCTTTGGTTGGTCAAAACGTTGGTATCAACCGCTCTTGGGCAGCTGGTACTGGTAACGTCAACACTGGCGATTCGTTAATCGGCGCAACTAGCCCAACATCTTTGACGACGACTTCTGCCGTCCCATTGCGTGTTATCGGTTTGGTTCCTGATACCGTTGTGTCTTTGGGTACAACCACTTACACAAGCATCTCCTCTACCACTATCACTTGCGCTGCTATTCCTCAAGCATTGCCAGTTGGTACTGATATTGGCAGCATTGCTCCTAACGGTCAGTACATTGCTACTGGTTCCTTCATCGCTGCAGCAGCATCGGCTGGCGCTACTTCACTGACTGTGAACGTTGCACCTAGCCCAGCTATCACCGCATCGGCCACGATTGTTTTCAACCAATATCCTGAGATTTTGGTTAAGTTCAATCAGGGAACTCATGGCTATTACAACGGTATCACCGTCTAAGGAGTAATTTAAAATGGCTATTTCACGCGCACAACTGCTCAAAGAATTGCTGCCAGGTCTGAACGCTTTGTTCGGTTTGGAGTATGCACGCTACGGCGAAGAGCACAAAGAAATCTACGAAACCGAAACCTCGGAGCGTAGCTTTGAAGAAGAAACGAAACTGTCTGGTTTCTCTGCTGCACCTGTTAAGAACGAAGGCTCTGCCATCGCTTATGACAATGCACAAGAAGCATGGAC